GAGCCGCTGACCACAAATTCCGTCCTCGCAAGCTCGTTGCCGTCCTCATCCTCCAGAATAAGATATTGCGTCCCGGTCTCGTCGATCTCCGTATACATGTTCAAGCCGCCGATGCCGGCCGTGACCGTAGTTCCAAGTCCGACGCGGCTGCCGTCCGGATTGACGAGATAAAGCGTCTCACTGTCCTCGTCGAAATCCAGATCCGCGCCAAGTGCTGCGGCAAAGTTTTTGAAAGGGATGCGTCGAAGGGCATGTACTTCCTCGCCGTCCACGGTCTCCGTCTGAGAGATAAGTACATAGGCGTCAGCCGCCAGGGCCTGGACAGCACTTTGTTCTGTGATTTTCTTTGTTGCCATGATAGTGACCTCCGTTATGCCGTGCGCTTCCAGGCATAGATTGCCAGGTACGGCGGCATGTTATTATGGGCGGCTCCGCCGCCTGCGGACGTTGTAGATATCTGGTCGGATGCTGTATTCATGCCAGATCCGTATGTCAAGCCGTAGTGCCCTGTTCCACACACGCTATGCCAGACAGCCGGAGAGCTCTTATGCGTGTGCGCTGGCATCTCGCTCGTTGTCAGCGTGTGTTCCGCCTCGCCGCCTACATCGCCGGCAGAATAACTGTCGCCCGCGGCCAGGAGAAATCTGTCCTTGATCTGTTCCCATGTCCCGCCGAAAAGCGTCGCCGGGGATGTCTCGACGGTGGAAAGATAGATGGATCCGACCGGATAGACCGTCTCGAAAATGCCGAGGTTCTGCCGGGCCGCTGCGGCCGTACCGCCGCCGGTCCCGCCTCTGGCGAGGCCCAGAATGCCGCTCGTGATGTCCGCCGTGCTGTGCTGGTGGGTGGATTTCGCCGCGCCCACCTGCAAGTATGTCACCTTGTGCGGATTGCTGACGTCGGCGATGTGGTTGATGACCGACCGCACCGCCGCCGCGATCTTGGAAAAGGCGACGCCTAGCGTTTCGCCACTTAGCAGCACCGCCGGGCTGTCCGCCTCTAAATACGTCGGCGTCTGTCCGTTTGTCGTCACGTTCGGGACGTTTCCGAGCCCGACCTGCGCCTTAGTCACCTCGTGCGGATTGCTGACGTTAGCGGCATGCGCGTCAAAGGCCGCTTTGGTCGCATAAACAAGACTGTCGCTGATAACGGCGCCCACGTCCTCCACATCGCCTACATACACCCTGAGCGTGATCGTTGTTTCGAGCGAATAGTCCCCGGCCGCGGGCAGGAACATGGCCTCATCCTCGTCCACATGGCTGTACGCAAACAAAAGCTGCTCGTTATGATATTCGGGATCGCGCACCATTAGTCCCAGCTCAGTGACGTGATAGCCAACGAGCACGTAGGAGTTCGAAAGGAATGCGGTGATGTTGACGAAGCTGTCGTCCGTGGTCATGCCCGTGATCGTCATGGTGTTCAGCGGGTTTCCAAGCTCCGTGACCGCATCCCCGTCGTCGCTTTGGTCCCCGTTGCCCAGGGCCACCCCATTGAAAAGGATCTCCGCGTCCTCCGGCGAGGAAAGGGTCTGCAATATGAGAGATTTTCCGGTTTCTGTCAGATACAATGTCATGAGATCACTCCTCCTCGTTAACGGCGAGCCATGCGCCTATTTCATCTTTCAGGATCACGTCGTTCTCGTCCGTGAGATAGGCAATATCCTCCAACGTCGGCGTCTCGCAGCCGACGCCCACCGTCTTGGCGGCCTGCATTCCAACCCCCGCGTAGAGATTGAGCGCCGCGAGCTCCTCTTTGTTGATGTAATATTCCACGTTGTCGAGGATCGAGCGCGCGGGCTTGCAGAATTCCAGATATCTCAGAAGCTTCGCCTGGCGGACGGCGCTCGTCTCGTCGTTCGTAATGTCGATCTGCAGGTTGAAATGGAACGGCGAGCCGTCATACTCGAACCATTCTTCAATGTCACAGCTCTCGTATATCGTTGAAAGCGCCTGGATGACGCCCGCTTTGGTCCCGAGCAGCCGGTATATGCTGATCCCGCTCTTCACCGCAGCGCGCTTCGCCTCCGTATCAGCCGAGTAGTCATAGAAGATCCCCGTCTCCCATGCGACTTCGTCCAGCCGCCATTCCGGCATGGCGTCATAATCCGTGACCCATCGGACCCCCGTCTCTACCGTATCGTTCATGACCTGCATGGCCGCCTCGATGGCTTTCGCCAGCGCATACCCGTTTTTGTCTCGCAGGATGAACCTGGGGACCCACTGCGTAGCTTTGAAGGTAAACATTCGTCATCGCCCTCCGTTCTGCGTCAGTCTGTCCATATGGCATAGAGGGTGATGTCCGTGCTTGCGGTATAGGTATCGGCAGCGGCGTAATCCGTGCCGGAGCCGTCTGCCTCAGTATTCCACTTGCCGAAAACCTTCCCGGACGGCGCTGTAAACCCCAGCGCGGCGGCGCTGTTGTCCAGGATGGTGTAGCTCGTCCCCTCGGCGGCTTCATCCTCGCCGGTCGGGATTAAAAGCCCTCCCGATGGTGTAGTCCTGCCAATCCTGGTAATCCGCCGCCGCGGCCGCAATGGCCGTGGCCACGCTGCTGCTGCCGTCCGATTTATACCGGACGTGGATGGTATATTCGATGTCTGTGGCCTGATAGACCGTGACGGTGTCTGTCAGCGGCCTGGAGTCCTCCGCCGAAAGCGCGTCTTCTACCGCTGCGAGAAGTGCGGCGGCGCCCGTATCGCTGGCCAGCAGGACGTATACGCCCACCTGACCCGCTCCGAGGTTGAGCGCGTTGGCGTCCAGGATCTCGCTGCTCACCGCTTTTGCTGCGGCCTCGTACTGTTCCGCCGGCCCGGTCGATACGCTGGCAAAGCCGTTGACCCGGATCCGTTCTCGATAGGTATCGTCGTCCTCCTCCTCGTTGCCGCCGCTGGCGTCCGTCGCGACAACGATGCTTTGGACCGCTTCGTGCGTCATGGACAGCTGCATTTCCGTGCCGGCGAGAAGCCCGTTTCCGGCGCTCCCTGTTCGCGTGGCCTGCACCCCGACGGTCGCCGTCTGCTGATAGCCGCTCAGGTCGAAGTCCTCCAACAGTTCATAGAACAGCTCGCCGTCCGCCGTCATGGTCGTCCCCGCCTCAAGCGTATCTGTTCGGCCCGTAGCGATCGTCGTGATGGTCACCGTCGCGGTCGCAGCGCTTGCCGCGATCCGTTCGCATCCCCGGAGCTCACCGAGGACGTCCAGATATTCGCCCACGGCGTAACGCAGCGTCTGCATCCGCAACGCGTTGTCTACACCCGCGAAGATCTGCACGATATCCGCCAGTACGGATCTCAGGAGGATCTCCTTTTCGTCGCCCGGATAGAGGATGTCGCCTCCGGCGGCCACGTATGCCTGCAGCATCTCCTCCCATATTTCGTCTGGATCGTATGTTACGTAATGAAGTTCGGTATCATCCATGGGTCGGTTCCTCCTAGTCCGGCAATTCTACGATCACCTTGATATATACCCCGCCGTTGTCCAGCAAAGTCGCCTCCGCTGCCGCCACTTCGGCGTCCGGCTCCCACATCAGCACCCGGTCCAGCTCAGGCAGGAGCCTTTCCCGAAACTCGCTCATCGGCAGGTCAAACATCGCCGGGTCAAATCCTCTGAACCGGTCATATGGGACCTCCCCCATCTGGCACATCAGCAGGTTTTTTACGTTCTGCAGCGTGCGTTTCCGCATATCGGTCCCCTGAAAATCAATAGGAGACTGAATGTTGTCGACCTGGTATCGCGCCATGATCGCCCTCCCTATCTCGTCAAGGCAACGACTTTCCCGCCGCCGCCGCTCGAGACCGATGATGCGGTGGCTTTCTTTGCGTTCGAGACGATCGAATTGATCTTTGCCGCCGCCGTGCTGGTCGTCGTCTTTTTGCTGTCAGTATTTTTGTTGTCATGCACGTCCGCGCGCAGCCATTGTCCGGACGGCGCGATCTCGATCTCGCCGACCGTCGCATTTGTGAGCATCACCCTGCTGGCGATCAGCTTCGTGTAGTTTTCGTTGAGATAGGCGTAGAAATAGCCGTACTTGCCCCAGCGCGCCTCCTCGACAAAGGCAAGCGCCTCCTTTTGGACGTCGCATCCCAAAAAAGCGTTCAGCCGCGCTGTCATGTTGATCTCTGTCGGTTTGGCGCTTTTGAAGCTCGTGTATTGCTCCGACCCTTTGGTTTTGTCCTCCGTTTCCGCAGAACTCTTTACCTGCAGGCCTGTGAAGCTGCGGATGACCGAGGCTGAGACCTCGAATTTGTGATTGTTCCAAAATGCGATCGTCGCCATGCGCGGTCACTCCTTCCAGGGGGCCTTGGCAGGCGCATAGATATTCTCGCTCTCATCCTCCGGGATCTCCACCACCGGCAGCCGCAGTGTTTCGCCTCCGGAAAACACCGGCTTTGTGCAGTACTCCGGATTGGCGGTCAGCAGCTCGCAGGCATACTTTTCGTCTCCGTAAACGGCCAGCGCCGCGCTGTCGAACGTCTCCCCAGCGCTGCATCTGTATCCCTGCCCGCTCAAAATCATGTGTAGACCTCCACTGCGTCGCGCATTTGTTTCTCCCTCCACCATTTTTCAAGTCTGGCCTTGTCCGCCCGCAGCGCCTCGTCAACTCCCCTCGCATCCTGCGCATGGATGACCGGGCTGTAAACGATGGTGGTAGGCGTGTTGTCTGCGTTGGCATTCAGGCCGCCAAACCGGGCCAGCAGGTCCGGCCATGTGAAGCCGGACGCAGCACGCGCGGCGTTCAGCAGCGCCGCAGTCCGCTCGCTGTGCTCTTCCGGGATGGCCCATTCCGGACCTGCCTCGGCGAAGATAGACGCCGTAGTCGCGCGGCCGCCCTCGGCAAAGAGTTGGTTCCCTCGGATATTTACGGTGATTGTCCTTCCGGCATAGGCGCTGATAGCCGCCGCGAGCTGTGTCGTGTCGCCCCGGACGTATTCTGTGAGGCTTTCGCCGTCGCAGGTCGTGATGACCGCCTGCAGATCCGTCGCGTCGCCGTCCAGATATTCGATGAGCGTCTGCGCGTCTGCGCCGTCAATGACGGCGGTAAGCTCCTCGCTGTCCGCGCCTACGGATACCTCTACGCCCTGATCCTCCAGACCGGACAGCGCGTCCGTCCCTTCGACATATGGCTGGATAGGCATCGGGACGACCTCCGATTCCGCCATCGCATCCTCGTTCACGACGGGCTCGATCGCCACCTCCGGGCTTGTTGCCTCGACAGCGCTCACCCAGTCCGATATCGTCTCATATCCCGCTGCGGCGGCGGCTTCGTTCATGGTGTTGTACATCGACTCGCCTAAGATGCCGTGCCAGTCCGGCGCCGCCTCGCCCCACTCGTTGGGGAATTGATTCAGGATATCGATCAGCTCCTCGGGAGTGTAGTAGTATCCACCGCTCCCTCCGCCTCGCAGGATCGCCGCCATCTGCTCATATGTTCCCTGCTGCTCGCTGTAGTCGCCTTGACCCCATACGCCGACTTCCGGGTTCGTTGTTCTTCCGCCGCCCAGAACGTCGTACATGTCCATCATGTTTTGATAAAATGCCGCCGTGTCAAGGTCTCCGAGCTCTGCAAAGTATTCCGCGTAACCCGCCAGCGTCTCGTAGCCGCCCAGCGCGTCCACCATCAGATTCAGGTAACGGCTTGTATCCGTGGCCTCCTGCGCCGACACGCTGCTGTTGAACTCGTTGGCGGCGGCCTGCGTCACGATGCCGCCCGCTTCGCGGAATGAGCTCGCCAGCGTCTGCAGCGCGCTCCAGGACCCCGCAAGGTCGCTGCCCGTGATCCCCTCCGTCCACAGATTCGCAAGGAAGCTGTTATAATCAGCGCCGTATTCATAGCGCTGTTCTTCCTGCTTGGCCGCCAGCGCGGCAAGTGCGGCCGTCTTGTCGGCCTCTGTGGCCGCGTGCTCTCCGGCTGTACCGTCCGCATTGGGGATCATCCAGCCGTTTTCTATCGCGCGGTCATACCAGACTCCTGTATCGTATAGATCGGCGTCCTGCTGAGACATGAGCGTTTCCCACTCTGTGTTCCGCGCCTCCTCAGCCATGCGGCTTGCCTCCTGGATCCCTTCCAGGCCCAGCGTTTGCGCCTGCCGCAAAAGCCGCTGACGTTCCAGGTAGTTTGCTCGATCCTGCTGCTGTGCAAGCAGGGCGTTTTGCTCGTCGATAATGCTTTGGATATTGCTGACCTCATCCGCGGTGAGATGCCCGTCTTCAAAGGCCGCCGTCATAGCATCCCGGAGCTGCTGCCCCAGCGCCTCCGCCTGGGCGATATCGCTTTCATAGCCCTGGGCCAGCACGTCGATGATCTGCGCCCATATCGGATTGTCGATGTCCTCGCCTTCGCCGCCGTCGATCCCGAAGGCGTTCGTTATCCCCTGCATCAGGCCGGCGTAATTGTTGTCGATCCCGTCCTTGATCGCGGAAAGCATATCCGCGCCGAGGCTGTTCATGTGCTCGATCTGCTCGGGCGTCAATTCCGTGTCCGTTATCGACGCAGTCAGCATCTCGCCCTTCAGCTCCCCGCTCGCCGTCTGATACGAGCTCACTGCATTGTCCAGCGCCTGCGCATACCCGTCAATATCCGCCAGAACGCTGCGGAAATCCGCGCCCAGGCCATTCAGGTAGGCGTCGATCTCCGCCTCGCCCAGGGCCAGATCGCCGAAATTGTCGGCAAAGGCTGCGTTGATCATGCTCTCGGCAGCTAAAAACATCGTCGTCATCGCCACCACGGAGGCAAACGCGGCTGTCTCTGGCGTCACCAGGCTGAAAAGCCGGAAAGCCCCGCCCGCGGCAAGCAGGGCGGGGCCGGTCCCGGCCAGGACCTCCGCGCCCGTGATGATAGCGCTCAGCTTATCCTCCGGAAGCTCTGCGACGCTGTCCACCCAGCCGCCTATCGTTCCGAGCACGCCGCTCAGCTGTTCGGACAGGCCTCCGCCCACGACCTGCTTCAGCCGCTCGATCTTGCTCTCGAATATCTCGATATTCCCGTTGAGGGTGTCCATCATGGTCTCCGCGGCATAGGATCCGTAGCCCTCCGCCGCGCCCTCGCTCATTTCGTCGTAGAGCCCGCCGTATCCGTCGCGCGTGGCGTTCAGGAGGTTGAGGGCCTCTGTGATTGTCCTCGTCGGAAAAATGGCCGATAGGATCGAGAGAGCGTCTTCATTGCTGCCGATATTGTCGTATCCGCCCGCGATGTCTGCCAGACAGTCGGACAGGTCGCTGTAGATATCGAGGACCGGGCGCATCTCGCCGGTCTTCTGGTCAAAAACGGTGAAGCCTCGGGATGCCAGCTCCGCGCTGGCTGCAGCCAGCGCTTCGTCGTCCATGATCTCCGCGACCTCGTCCGATGTCGCTCCCAGAAGCTCCATCGCGTCCTGCGCCTTTTGCGTCGGCGCGATGAGGCGCATGATGGAGTTGCGGATCATCGTGCCCGCCTCGCTGCCTACAGCTCCCGCGTCCGCCGTGACGGCGATCAGGGTCATGAGCTCCTCGGGATTGGCCGCAAAACGCATGGTCGAGCCCATCCGGAGCATCGCGTCGCCGAATTCGCCGATCGTGGACGCGCTGCTGTTGGCGGCAAAGGTCCATAGGTCAATGAAGTCCCCCATGTCCTCAAAGCCGATGCCTGCGGCGTTTGTGCTCTTTACGATGTAGTTGACCGCCTCGCTCAGATCGAGGCTCCCTGCCTGCGCGAGCTCCATCGCCGCCGGGATGCCTGTCATGATCTCGTCATAGTCCCAGCCCGCGTGAGCCGCCTCGGAAATAGCGTTGGCAACGTCGTTCGTGTGAAAGATCGTGGTCGCAGCCCATTCCGTCGCCGCCTCGTCCAGCTGCGTCATGACCGTTTGAAGCTCTCGCGTTCCGCGTCCGTAATTCGTGGATAGAGCCACTTCCGCGTCCCGCATGGACTTCTCGTAGTCGCGGTAGACCTCGATAGAGTCCTCGCCGAAGCTGATGAGCTGTGAGCTCAGACCGTTGATGATGCTGCCGAGCTCGGTGAGGGTGGCTCCCACCTGGTAAAATCCGCTGCCGGTTTTTGCGTTTATGAGAATGTTGGTGGTCAGATTGTTAGACATT